CAGCACAGATCCACACCGCCTAGTTGATTTTCTGACGTTGCCAATCGATCTGTCGCGCCCCTGGAAGGATTCGAACCTTCCCGCACACCTAACGTCCCTCAATCCTCAAGGCGTGAGCAGGGGCCTCCGTTCTACAAGTTCTGATCGATCCAATCAGCGATCAGTTCGAACGAGCGTCCCATGACGTCGTTCATCTGCATCAGATCGTGACGCTGTTCACCACTCAGGCCTACGCTGATGAGTACGTCGTCGGTCAATGTCAGGACACAGCCGTCCCGCCAGACGTACGTGTTGGTGTACTCATCAACGTTAGCGTTTCGCCAGGCCTCAGGATCAATCTGATCCAGCAACACACCTAGGCAGCAGAATCTGTTGTGTCCGTCCCGAAGTTGTCCCCTCCCTTGTGAATAGGCACTCGAGCGAAGCGCCCGAACCCACTTCGATTTCAGTTCAGCTTTCATGTCTGTTCTCCTTTCGCGATCCTACCCCATTCGCACGTGCACAGGTGAACAATATGTTCGCATTTATTACACCGACGATTCATTGCATCATCTCGATGTGTTTCCGGGCAGGGACGAATAGGTGCATGGTAGAAGCCGCACGCACATTCAGCTATGGTGCAAGCGCTGATCAGCTTACCAAGTTCGTCCATAGCTCCTCCTTTCGCGCCTCCGACGAGATTCGATCTCGCACCCTCGCGGCTTGTTCGGAGGCTGCCTTGCTACTCTCCCCACACCACACATGCTGCGCAGTAGATTGCGACCACTACTGCCGGAATCAGCATCGCCAGTGCGGCCATGTCAGTCCTCCATCGTCATCGTGTCGATGGTGTAGTCAGGCGTGGCCCTACTACTGTTCACCAGGTAGTCGATCACGTCAAACGCGTCGACGTACGCGGGAGCGATAGGCACCCCGTCGGTCTCTCTGTCCCACTGCGAGACCAGCTCTCGAAGCTGTTTGGTGGTCTTGTCGTGTACGGTGATAATCAGCGTCACCTTAGCCACGTCACACCCTCCAGTCCGACCTGATGCTTCTTGCAGTAAGGACTGATTTGCATGTCAGTCTCCTTTCGTGCGCCAGTAAGGATTCGAACCTCCCCCAACTGGCGCGGCCCGCTACTCGCTAAGGGTGTAGGTCTCATCGCCTCTGCGCAGGCTCACACTGTACTCGTGTTCTCCATCCGCTCGTTCGCACCACGTATCAGTCAGATCGAGTGCGTACCAGCTGCCGCTCTCGATGAAGTGATACTCGTAACCCGCCGGCCGCACCGCGCAATCGTGCGTAATGCATCGCACCTGAATCTCGAACTCCAACTGAGGCTCCTTTTGCTTGTTTGCTTTTTTCTTTTCATTTTACATGAAGGCCTCTAGCCCTCACAAGGTGGAGTTTTTCTTGCAGTTACCAAGGTTAAGGTACCTTTCATCAGGTACCAGGAAATGGTCGGCGAAGTCTTTTTCCGTCTGCAACATCTCTCCGCACGCGCACAACGTGTGCAGATTAGTGTTCTCCATCCACTTCAGCGAGAACTCGAGCTCGCTCAACTCCTTCCGGAGTCTGTCCGCCCTGGCTTGTAGAATCTCCCACTTGGTCCGCACAACGGACCTCCTTCCTAAAAGATCCACACCGCCCAGTGGACCTACATACCTACCATGGTTTGCCGGTCGATTTGTAGCGCCACTAGACAGTGAAGCCCTTCCAGAAAGCCTTTTGGTACCTTCAGGTCAGACACTCAGCCTCGAAAACAGGTTCACGGTACCCACCGAATCCGAGTGACAACATACTCATCGGATGGACACCATTCAGCCACGCAATGTGTACCTTCGAGCCCACCTCCATCCTACCCCAACAGCGGATCTTTGCACAGGAGAGATCGTCAGGTAGGTTGTCTTTGATGTGCAGATCAACTTCGTACTCGCTTCCTACGAAGTCACCTCCATCACAGATCCACATCTTCATTATTGCACCAACTTCTTACTCTGCGCAACGAAGGTGCGCAACTGACGGATCTGGTTCTTCAAGAAGGTCTGGTCTTCCTCCCCACTCATTTCGGGCTGCCGCAGGCACTCTTCGTACATCTTGATCTGCCTTTCCGCTCCCTCGGTCAGATCCACCAGAAGGTCCTCAGGCACAGATTGAATGTCATACTCGACGACTGAAGTGAGTGACCACCGCATGATTCTCATGACCTTCTATTCTCCCTTACCGAACTGTTAGCCCCAAATCACGGATCGCGTTGCGAAAAGATCCACACGCCCGATGGTTTCTTGCATCAGGTTTTGTGTTCGAGACTGATGGTTTTTGATAGTGCCACTCAATCTGTGGCGCCTGCTTTAGGGACTGGTGGTTTGTGTGTTTCTTTTTCTTTTTCTTTTTCTTTTTATTTTACAGTGTGTCTTTTAGCCACTACAAGGTGGGATTTTTTATTTTTTATTCCTCCGCATCTATCATTTCAGGCCCATCGTACCCTAACTTTTCTAGTTCTTTCCTAGTACGTAGGATCTCCTTCTCAAGATCTGGATTCTGATGTCTGTACTGTAGTGCAAGTTGTAGTGCTTGGACGAGTTCAGCGTGACGAGCTGTGTCTTGTTGTAGTTTTGCTTCATGGGCGTATTGCTCGTGCTGCTGGATGAGGAGGTGTAGCTTCTTGATCTGTGAAACGACCTCCGCAACCAGAGAGGATAGAGGATCAGGGATAGGGATAGGGAGAGGAAGGTTAGATTCAAGTTGGTAGGTGAGATTTAATAAGTGGTCGAAGTCTGCATACTTGTGATGCCTGATGAGTTGGTCGGTGCCAGTATTTGTTCTGGCTCTTTGGTAGTCTCTGGAACACTCTTTGCAATAGTATGAATTGATCGAGGAACGTCTATTCGCTTCCTCAGGGGAGCAGCCTTTGATTTTGATGCATCTAGTACATGGAAGTGTTACCCAAACTGCGAGGGAAGGTTTCATAACTTAATTATAGCTCGTTTCGTTTAGTAATCTCACTGTGGATCCTTAGGGGATTTTATAAATCAATTTGAGGCTTTTTGAGGTTTTGTTATCAATAGTATCATATACTGAAAGGTGATTGTCCATATAAAGAAGTTTATAAAGTTAGTGTCAGTTATTGACAAGCTTTTTAGGTTTTAACGTAAGTTAGGTTGATTATAATACTGTTAGAAGAATAATTCTGGTATGTAATTCATAGGGAATTATATGTGTTACCTCTTATATCTTAGCATCTTTTATAAAGCGATCCTAAAGCAGTAAAAAACTCGATGTTATAACTTTTACGTGTTTGCTTCCTTACTGGATCGTAAGTTCTACTCTAGCTCCCCTCTCCCCTCGCCCCTGTGGTTCTCCGCTGGACTCTTGCTGGGGTCCTATTAGAACCTGATGCAAACTGCTCGATGCAAACTGCTCGACAGAGCCACCTAGAGTGTCTAATAGGGCCCATCTGGCGGACCACTGCTCGGCGAGCAACAAAAAAGGACCCCGAAGGTCCTTCCTTGTCAGTAGAGGACGTAGAAGAAGGCGAGGAGTGCAACCAGTAGCTCCATCTGGATGAGATTGAAGGCCAGACGAGACTGGTCCTTTTGCTGATCTTCCATAGTTCTCCTTCGAGGTCTAAGGGGATAGGAAGGAGTACTTCTTTCGAAGTACTCCAACCTACTTCCTCACACCTCGATCAGAGTGGGGTTCTCCTCGCGAAGCTGTGCACTGATCTCGTCGATGTTCGCGAATGGGTTGTAGGGGGGCTCAGTGGGCGCGAATGCGTCCTTCTTGCAATTCTTCTTGACCCACTTCTGCACGAAGGTGCGAACCTCGTCTGTGGTGTAGCGCCCAGCTTCCTTCGTGACCTTGGCTGCGCGACCCTTGACGATCAGCCCATTCCGATCGTAGTTGTACATCATCTGGGGCCGAAGGGACTCCGCTCGCGCGAGCTCACCCAACTCGGTCAGCTGGTCGCGGAGGACGATGTAGACCCCATAGGGCTTGATCGTCTGGCCCTCGCTCGCCAAGATCTCAGCAGAGGTCTGAGTGGTGTTGGCCATGATACTCTCCTTAGTAACTCTGTACGAGCTGTTCGTACATTCGAGTGCATATCTGAGATATGCACTCTAGATCTATGAACAGTTGTCGCAGATGTTTGTCTTAGGTAGAGCTACATTGCATTTGTTGCAGAGATTCTTTTTGTTGTATCCTCCAAGTAGCTTCTTGTTGTACTCTCGTTCTAGAATCTCGTCTGAGATGTAAGGCTGAGGTTGATTGAAAGATCTGTTGCAAGGATGTTTAGGATCGAGACGAGCTCGAAGCCTAGATGAGTACGTACTCATAGTAGAGACTCTCCTATAGTTAGATGGATAGGGATGAGAGAGTATGTATGTGTAGTTATCAATGTACAAATTAAATTGTTTGAGTTTGTTTTGTTTTTTTTTATTTATAAATATATTATACTTGAGGATCTTGTAGTTTGTGTGTACGGTACGGTAAAATCTAAGCAACGAACATCTTCATGTTAAACATAGTACGACATAGGGCTAAGTAAGTGTACCATACTGATCGCGAGCTCGCTAGCTATCAGAGAGTATTAACTCTAATATAGACTGAGTCTCTTATAGTTCTAACTGAGATTCCAGCACTTTACGTACCCTTATATAGCTCGAGAAATTCACATGTTAGACTCTCAGATAGACTCTCAGTTGACTTTCCTAAGTGACTGATATATAATGGAGATAACCGATAGTCTCGGAGGACGGACGTGGGAACACCTTTTGATGAGGACTGGGTCAGCCAAGCAGACATTGATGCGCTGAACCTAGAGAGCTCCGTCTACACTGACGAGACGAACGAGCAGACAGCGCGGCGATTGATCGAAGAAGCCGCCCCAGATGCGGCGCGGACGCTGTGTAATCTGGTCCGTTCACCGTCAGTTAGCGAGCGCATGCGGTATCAGGCTTCTACATACATCCTCGACAGGGTGCTCGGTCGTGCTGGAGACCTTGGAACGACTGGCAGAGCACCCTGGGAAGCTGTGTATGACGCAGTACTGTCAGCGATGCCAGAAGAAGCACAAGCCAGCTAGTCATCGGCGGTGTGGATCTTTTCGCGAAGCGCCTTTCATTGGCGGGTGTTACATAGTTATCCTATAGGAGCAAAACATGCCGCGCAAGGATCTTAGGGCGAATGTAAGAGGCAAGTCAGGATACACTACCGTGACCTACCATGGCACTCGCGGGCGGACATTCAATGCGACACTGACTGCCCGTACGAATGCTACGACAGGTTCGATGAAGGTGCGGAGTGGAGCTTACAGGCCGACGCTAGCAAGTAAGGCGAAGGCTAGTACAGCCAAGCCTGCGGCTGACACCTGGTCGCAGAGGTAGTCAAGTGACCACACTGACTGGGAAGCTTCGTAATCCTGTAGGCAATACGCCTGTTGTGGGCTACGTACGCATTGTGCCCTCTGCGCAAGTAAGCGACATGAGTGGTGACTTTGGATACGTAATCCAAGGTGTAAATGTCGCTTTGGTTAACGGAGACTTCTCAGTCAGTCTGGTGCCTGTTGATGCACCTGACCTGAGTGCTACGAGTTGGGTGTACTATGCTGCGGTATATTCTGGTGGAAAGATTGTTGCCAGGAAGACCTTTCAGGTCTTTGCAGCTCAGGCGACCGTTGATTGGGCTGATTTAGCCGAAGCAGTTCCTGAGGTACAGTTCGCGAGTGGAGTTACCCTTGGCCAGGTAACTGCGCTGCTAGAAGGCTACCTGGCCCACAGCGATTCAGCTGCGGAGAATACGACCTATACTCTGGATCGTCCTAGTCCGTTGGCCAATCCAGGGAGTGCTTTAGATCTTTTCCGGTTCACGTATGGCGGCGAGCGAGGGCTTTATGCCAATGAATTCGCCTGTGGACGTGGTAGGGATCCTGTAGGCAATCAGGTAGCCTTCAGGTGTCAGTGTCACAGCAGTGACAATGGTACCTCGCAAGCGATCTTCGAAGCAGCCCATGCCGACAACACCGCAATGCTGCGAGTCAGAGCTGACGGCGACACCGAGATATTTAGAGACCTCGATGTCGGGCGTGACATTACCGTAGGCCGAGACGTTATCTACGTCGAGGGCTGGGTAGATGCTGAGAGCTACGGAACAGGAATTGCAGGTAGTGGCGGCGATCCTTGGTATCCGTTTGGCGTGAGACTCGAAGCTGGCGGACGTGTATTCATGCGCGGTAGAGTCAACACAGCTGCCGGCGTTACGTACACTGCAGACAATACGATTCTTACCCTCCCAGCGACACATAGACCTGCCAAGGATGTAGTGTATACCATGCGCTCTGCGGGTGGAGCAGGCGCGGTTAACTCTTTCATGCGCATCTTCGCCGACGGACGCATTACCTTCAACACGACCCTGAACCTTACAGGTGGACAAGTAGCTAGTTGGCCGTTCGACGGCTACAATTACGTGATCGCCGTGTGACGACATGACTACTGTAGAACAGCCCAAAGTAGTAAACAAGGCGGCGTACTTCGATTACGTTGGCTACAAGCCCCATCCGCGGCAGTGGCTTTATCACGCATCAAAGGCCAGGTTCAGAATCCCTTGCTGTGGACGACGATTCGGTAAGTCCATGATGTCAGGGATGGACGTCCAGCCGAGACTGCTTGTGCCGGAACGCCGTAGCTGGATCGTAGGACCTACATACGACCTTGCGGAGAAAGAGTTCCGTGTCGTGTGGGACACTATGATCGTCAAGCTAGGCTTCGGCCGTGATCGACGTGTGAAGAAGGCCTATAACAAGAAGCAAGGGGAGATGTACATTGAGTTCCCCTGGCGGACTAGACTTGAGTGTCGCTCGGCAGACCACCCCGAGAATCTGGTAGGCGAGTCGCTTGATCACGTAATTATGTCGGAAGCCGCTAAGCACAAGAAGGACACCTTTGAGCGGTACATTCGGGCTGCCCTATCAGACCGTAGAGGTACTGCAGACTTTCCGACAACGCCTGAAGGCTACAATTGGTACCACCGCCTGTGGCAGATTGGTCTTAACGGCAATGAGCCTGACTACGAGTCATGGCGATTCCCTTCGTGGGAAAATCCGTTCGTTTTTCCAGATGGTCGTGAGGATTCTGAGATCAAGCTGGTGGAAAATACAACCACTACAGCTTGGTTTTTGCAGGAGTACGGAGCTGACTTCAGTGCCTTTGTCGGTAAGATTTACGGCGACTGGCAGGAAGAAGTTCACGTTCGCCGTCACACGTTCAACCCGGACTGGCCGAATTATATGGCCTTCGACTGGGGCTTCACGAACCCACTTGCTGCAGTCGAGTTTCAAGTCGACCCGTGGGGTCGTGTTCGTGTTTGGCGAGAGCACTACAAGGCCTTCTGGCGACTCGAAGAGCACATCGCCTACCTGAAGCAGCGGCCCAATCCTGCAGGATACCGACTAGACCTGTGCTTTGGTGATGCTGCAGATCCTGGTGCAGCCTCGTATGTCACAGAACACTTCGCCCCTTGTATCGCAGACCCTAGGGCTAAGAGTGGGTCTGTAGATGAAAAGGGCAAGAAGGCCTTCGAGTCTGGTTGGCGTGAAGGTGTTGAACTAGTAGGTTCATATCTTAAGGTCGCTGACAGGCTTGAATGGGCTACAGACTTCTCGGAACTGGTAACTCCTGCTGATCTGGAATTACGCACGGAGACAGCAGAACCCTTACTGACTGTCGATCCCAGTTGTGAGAATGGGATCAGGGAGTTCAACAACTACAAGGCGCCAGAGACGCGTGGCGAGGTCAACGTCCGCGAAGCAGCTCAGAAGTACGAGGACCACTTTCTAGACGCACTTCGCTATGGTATGATGCACCTATTCAAGTTGGGTGCACGTACAAGGCTTAGCGACGTCTACAAGTCACAGGATCTCAACCAGAGTGCACCCAGCACTGGGTACTTCACTACAGGAAATATGGACTTCTGATGGAAGAGTCGGAACAGCTCGAGCTCCCGTTCGAAACCACAAGCCCGACAGACAAGGGCGGTGTGGATCTTTTGAGCGAAGCCGAAAGCGGCATAGATAGTGATCAATCTGATCCGGGGTCTGTAGCCTTATCTGATCACATCAAGGCTGAGCAGATCAGCTGGCAGCTGGCGCTTCAGAAGTACGATGTGGTCTCTGTGGACGGTGAGCTCGGTTATGTGGTTATGGCCGAGAAGCGTCCTAACCAGGCCTTTCCGTTAGCTGAGACTGGCAGCATTTCCATCGCTGAGCTTGGCTCTGCATCGCCTAGTCCGTGGACGTCCTGGACGCGCGAAGAGCACGTGCCGCAGCTTCGTGATCGGCAAGGCTTAACGCAATACTTCAGGATGAAGAGGAACGATGGTATCGTTCGGGGATCACTCCGAGCGTTGAAGACACCTTTGCTGTCTGCGCATTGGTATATCAAGCCACCCATGACACCTCGTGGATCGAGACGGTCGAACGCGCAACAGGATCTAGACAAGAAGATTGCGGACTTTTGTCACCGGAACATTTTCCATGAGCTGAATGTTAGCTTTCCTGTTCTGTTGCACGACATCCTCCTCTGCTGTGAGTACGGCTACATGCCGTTCGAGATCGTGTTCAATCCGCCGGTCCTGGAGGGACATCGGTTCGTCCAGAAGATCCGTAAGATAGCGCCGCGACATCCGATGGATGTGCAGGAGTGGCGTTACGACAAGAATGGTGGGCCTGATGGTATCGTGATGGAATCCAACATCACGACGCCTACGGAGCCAGGGGTATTCATTCCGATTGATAAACTTGCCATCTTTACTCCTGAGCCCGAAGCAGGAGACCTGTCAGGTGTAAGTGTCCTTCGTAGTGCATACAAGCATTGGTTCTACAAGGAGACACTGTATAAGATCGATGCCATTCAGAAGGAGCGTCATGGCATTGGTATTCCTGTCATTAAGCTTCCAATTGGGTACAGTCCTGAGGACAAGAACCTTGCTGAGGACTTAGGTCGCAACCTTCGCACTAACGAGCGTGCACATGTCGTTCTGCCTCCTGGCTGGGAGCTTATCTTTGCCAAGGTTGAAGGTCAGATGGTCGACTGTATGAAGTCGATCGAACACCACGACATGGCTATTATGGCAAATGTGCTTGGATCCTGGATGAAGGAACCGAACGCTCAGGAAGACTCGCTCGACATGTTCATGAAGTCGACGAGATACGTTGCAATGGTAGTAGCAGACATCTTCAACAGATTCATCCTGAAGAAGTTGGTCTACGCAAACTTCAAGCTCAGTTCAGGACAGCTATGTCCCGAACTTGTGTGTCGGAGATTGGGTGAGTGGCAGGATCTTCGTACGCAGTCATTTACCATTCGTAATCTGGTCGGTGCAGGAGTCATTGAGCCTGATGATGGGCTGGAGGAGGAACTTCGCGAGGAGTTGGATATGCCTCCGAAGGACTACGGAACTGCTCGGAAGATGATTACCGACCCTGCAAGCCTGCAGCCCGAAGATGATGAGACCGATGAAATGCAGCCTGAAGCACAGAGACAAAGGGGCGCACGTGCTGGCCGTCCACGACAGCAGCCCGTACCTCCTTCAGGCTCTGGTAGAAGTAATGCGGGAATAGACCGTTCGGGCGAACGTTAGGTACATAGCGTGGAATCATTATCCAGTTGATTTTCTCACTTGACTCATATATAATAAGCTCATGGAGTTCGATCGTAAAGAGTATATGAGAGCAAGAAACAGATCGAACCCTGACCTTGAAGGGTAGAATCCCGAAGGGAGCGATGTGACTCAGCAGTTCGGATACTATGTCGATCTGACTAGTATCACGCTCAGTGACGGTGATATGCCGACTAGCTGGGTGCACGCGCTGCCTGGTGGCACGTACAAGCACCCGGTGTACGGTGAGATGAAGTTCACCGAGGATCGTGTTCAGCGTTTGGCTGATAGCGTTACCAACAAGGTACGCGGTGTTGAGCCTGACATCGACTACGATCACAAGACCGACAAGGCCATGGGTAACAAGGCTGCTGGTTGGGTCAAGACAGCTGAGACTCGTCCCGGCAGGGAAGGTAAAGACCTCTGGCTGTTAGTAGAGTGGACCCCCGCAGGTGCTGCTGCCATTAAGGCCAAGGAGTACCGATACTTCTCGTCAGAATTGCAAGACGAGTGGGAAGATGCAAAGGGCGTCAAGCATAAGGATGTTCTTCTAGGCGGCGGAGTTACCAACCGTCCGTACATGAAGCAACTCCTGCCGCTGAATCTGTCGGAGCTCCGGTTCTCCGACGATGAACCACCCAACGAAGGAGAACAGGTGGACCCGAAGGCGCTTCGACGGAAGCTGGGTCTGGCCGAGACGGCTACGGACGAGCAGGTTGACGCCAAGCTCGCCGAACTGACGAAGCCTCAGGACCCGCCGAAGACCGATTCTCAGGACGACGAGCTGAAGAAGCTCGCTGAGGGTAATCCTCTCGTCAAGGCGTTCATGGAGCGCATGACGTCTCAGGGCAAGCAGCTCGCGGACATGCAGCAGCAGTTGGTTCTGTCGAATGTGACTCGGCAGTTGGCTGAGTTGACTACGGGCGCGAAGGTTAACCTGACCGCTCTAGTGCTCAATGAAGCACGCGACATCATGGTTGGTGCTCCTCAGGTACTGTCTGAGAAGGTCTTTGGTCTGCTGAAGACTATCACCCATGGTGACGGCGTAATTGAGCTGGGTGAGAAGTCCAGTTCGGGTAGCAACAACCCGAACCGCAGTGAGGACACCAACGCCATCAAGAAGTTCAACGATGCCGTCAAGAAGTTGCAGGACGAGGACAAGCTCGACTACGCCACGGCTGTCGAGCGTGCTGCGTACGCAGACCGTAGCCTGTACGCAGAGTACCGTCGGGCTTCGTACATCCCGAACGAATAGAGGAGGTGTTAAATGGCTAACTTCGTACTCGACAAGGGTCTCGTTGCAGCTAGCAACTACGCCTCCTCGGATGCAAATGGCGTGCAGGCATTTCGCTTCGTGCGTCTTACTGCAGCGCAGACGGTCGACCGGACCTCTGCGATCACCCAGGTTGCAATCGGTGTGGTGCAGGAGAACGTCGACGTAGCGAAGGTTGCTACGGGTAAGGTTGTTGTAGACGTTCGACTGTTGGGCATCAGTAGAGTTGTAGCTGCTGCGGCAATTGCATTGGGCGCTGAAGTTGCACCCACGGCTACCGGCAAGGCTCAGACGGCTGTGGCGACTCAGCGTGTTGCGGGCATTGCCCTTCAGGCTGCAGGTGCTGATGGTGACGAGATCGACGTTCTCCTCACCCCGGCTGGAAGGTTGATGCCGTGAGCATCTGGAGCCCCACTGGATCTGGCAACACGCACATTGACCAGGTTCTCACGCAGATCTCGGTCGCTTGGCCGAACAATGGTCTTGTTGGCGACATGCTCTTCCCGACGGTTACCGTCAAGAAGCAGTCGGACAAGTACTACGTGTTCGGTCGTGAGGCATGGAAGCCCGAAGACGACCTTCGTGCTCCCGGCACCGTGGCGAACGAGATTCCTGGCATGCGGCTGTCGACTGACACCTACTACGCCCAGGAGCACGCTCTCCAGATTCCCGTCACAGACGAGGAGCGGGAGAACGTCGACAGCCCTCTCGCGCCTGACCGGGACGCAACGGGTGTGGTAACCGGTAAGATCATGCTGGGTCGCGAGGTGGCAATCAAGAACTTGGTTACCACCGCAGCGAACTACGCATCAGGTCTCTCGGTGACTCTGGCGGGTGCTACACAGTTCAGCGACTATGCGAACTCGGATCCGATCGGCGTCTTCCGTACAGCTATCGCAGCTGTACACGCGAAGATCTTCCTCGAGCCGAACGTAGGTGTGATCCCCTACCAGGTGATGACGGTCCTTCAGGATCATCCGGACTTCATCGAGCGTATCAAGTACTCGGAGCGTGGCATCGTCACGGCCGAGCTAATCGCCTCGATTCTGGGTCTGGACAAGATCATCGTTCCGGGTGCGGGTATCAACAACGCTGCACTGGGTCAGCCGACCTCGCTCGGCTACCTGTGGGGCAAGGACGTCGTACTTGCCTACGTGCCTCCGTCGGCAGGACTTCGCATCCCAGCCTTCGGATACGAGTTCGTGTGGCACGGTCAGGTCGTAGATCGGTGGAGGGAGCCTCAGCGTAAGTCCGATCTCATCCGTTGTACTCGTGCCTACGACCTGAAGCTGGTGGCTCAGGGTGACCCTGGTACCGCTGATGCTGGCAAGAGCATCGCTGGGTATGTCATCAAGGCGGCCGTCGCCTAATGGCAAATGCGTACGTTGTGAGGGTAGGGGACAACGTCTCCTACCTCACGGCTGCGGCAAGGTGGATCAGTGCCAAGGTTACAGCGGTTACCGACCAGAACAACATTGTTCTGGCTATTGTTAATAGCAACCGCTCTAGGGTGGCGCTTAACGGAGGCGCTGCGGTGGCACGGAGGACGAGTGGTACACAGACAAACGTCTGGCGTCCGTACTAGGAGGAAAAGCGTGGCGACGTTCTACGCAGCAACTCGAATCGAATACGGTGCCGGCGACGGCGAAGTCATTGTGTTCGAACCGAACGAAAAAGTCACCGGGCTCGACGAGAAGACCATGAAGGTTCTTTGGGACAACGGAGCCCTGTACACCAAGGAAGAAGACACCACGACTAGTGCTGCTGGCACTATTCCGAATGAGGGTGCACCGATTCCTGCAGGTCAGCCGGGAGCGGCGACGCCTCCCGACAAGAACAACAAGCAGACGAGTGTGCCGTCCACTCCGAAGACTCCATCCAAGTAGATTAGTCCAGGCAGGCAGACCTCCTTGTCGTTACCGAGGAGGTCTGCCAGAGCCTTAGGAGGTGGATATGGCTAGGATTACAGTCGAGCAGGCTCAGGCCTGGCTAGAGACTACTAAGCTGTCCATTGACACCCTCGACGAAAACCTACTAGACGAACTCGAGACCGAGATCCTTGCGCGCCTTGGTGCATCCTTCGATACCGGCACGTGGTTAGATGACTCTTCTACACCTAAGCTGGTACGTACTGCGATTGCCAAGATGTACGCTGCATGGGTTTACAACAGGACATACAGCGAAGACACTGAAGGTCAGAACGCTTACGCAGCTAAGCTTGAAGCCAATGCTGAAATGCTTATCTCGGGTATGCTAGATGGTACAATCGACATTCCTGGTGTCGATCCCGGCGATCCATCAGGACAGCCGTCGTACTACCCCAATGATCTTTCTTCGGCGATGGAAGCAACTGCTGACGATAGATCCCTCGGTCCTGCCGTCTTCTCGATGGGCAATACGTTCTGAGGAGGTGCTATGACTCAGCCTATGATCGGCTCTCGCGATCTTGCTCGTGCTGTTGGTGGGCTGGGATTTGCTGGCGCCTTCGTACAGTTCGAGTT